ACTGGTTTATCTTTTTAAGAAAGACACCGTTGCCTTCAAGTATAGGCTGTAAACACATAATCTTGTTTGATGCAAGGTCAACTTCGTCAAGAAGTAATACTGCACCTTTTCTCATTGCTTTGAGGACAGGGCCTTCTTTGAAAACAATGTTACCATTGATAAGAGTATTTGAACCAATCAAATCATCTTCATCGGTTTCAATAGTAATGTTAACTCTGAACAATTCTTTTTTAAGACTTGCACATATTTGTTCAACCATTAAGGTTTTACCATTACCACTCAAACCAGTAATAAACACTGGAAAGAAAACTCCAGACTTAAGAATTGACTTAAGGTCTTTAAAGTGACCAAAAGGAACATAGTTGTCCATCTTGGTAGGAATAACTGAAATGTTTTCATCAAGAACATTCATACCAACATTTGCAACTGGAACTGGAACAGTTTCTACAGTTTGAACATTTTGCACAACTGGTGCAACTGGTTGAGAATAATTCTCTGGAACTACAGATTCAATGGAATAAGTTCCATAACCTGCTTTGAATTGTGGTTTCCTAATCAACCACGATGGAAAAGGAATCTCTGCTGTATCACAGATTTTCTTTACAGTGGATTTTGAAAACTCCACTTGAGTAGGAAACTGTTCTGCACATGCATCCAGAAACCTATAATGATTTGCATTTAAATTCATATTTTGTACCTCACTATTATTTGAATTTTTTACCATGATTGTATTATACTAAAATGTGTACCCATAGGTCAACTATGCAACCTTCTTAACGAAGTGTTGAAGTATTTTTCTTTGGGACATTTTGTTATTACCCATTCTTCTCATTGCACCCTTCAATGCTTGTTTACTAGCACCAACTGCGACATCTAAAGTGTCATCTTCTGATACTATACCCATTTTCTTTGCATTTAAGATGTAGAATTCTTTGTATCCAGACTTCTCAGTAGTTGTAACATTGTAACCACCATCTTTTCTGAATTGTTTGTATCCTTCTTGTTTTGTTTCCCAAGATTGATATTCACCACTAAACTTGTCAACTGCTGAATCAAATTCTCTGTGTTTGTTAGGACAAATAAAGAACCCAACAGTATCAACACCAGTAGTTTGTTCTATCCATTTAAGAAGGTTATCAGTACCACTTCTTCTGCCTGAATCTTGTTTGTTGTAAACAAAAGTGTTTTTTGTTCTTCTATCGTGGAAGAGATTGTCACCACCATATCCAAAACCATTACATCTGAAACTGTCACCATCGGTAAGAGTAACAAATTGTAGTTTGTCAATTCCATAGTTATGTTTGAAGTCTGCAATGTAATCTCTGATAATCATAAGTGATTCATCAAGAGGTGTTCCACCAAGATTATAATTCCATTCTTGACCACCATAACCTGCTTCGAATCTATCACCTTTTCCATTGTAGTATCTGTTACCACACATTGCTTCAAGTTGTGCATTCATACAAACTGCACCCTCGAAGAAATCTCTTTTGTTCATTTTATCAGTGAACAATTCAAGAAGTCTGAAATTAGAGTTAAGATGAAACTTATTTCTTTCGTAATCTACTTCTTCATATCTATCTTCTCTCCATCCATCTGTGAATGCAAATACTCTATGAGGAATACCAACTCTTCTACAGAACATTGTAAGAACTATAGATTGTTCGTAAGTCTCTCTGATTGCATCATACATAGACCCAGACCAGTCAACCAACATAATAACACCATGGTTTTTACCATCTGGAATTATAGTTGACCTTTTGAAGATATCGTCTTTAAGTAAGTACTGGTGGATTTTTGACATATCAATTTCACCAGTTTTTGCAGACATTGACTTTTTGTAAGCATCTGCAGCTTTTCTCATATCAAATTCTTTTGCCATGTAGTTAATAACATTTTTATTGTGGTCAAAGAATTTTTGAGTGTATTCTCTAGAGTTTGCAAGAGTATCATAGTTGTTTTCGTACTCTTTCATATTATCATTAAATGATTTAGTGATATCACTGATTACTTGTTTGTAACCAATAGTCACATCTTTTGCTTTAAATTCTTTAGAGTTGAAGTCCAAGTAATGTGGTTCTGAATCCCATCTATCTGCAACTTTGTGAAGTTTGTCTTCGTTGTTTCTGAAATTTTTATCAGTAACAGATTCGTTTGCAGTATCAGTTGGTGCATCACCACTTTTACCACCTTCTTCACCAAACTCACCACCTTTTAATGCTCTTGATTTTTCTTTATCTTCGTCACCTTCACCAGTGGTTTCTTCGTCTGACTCTTCGTCACCATCTTCTTCTGAATCATCACCTTGTTGACCTTTTTCACCTTCACCTTCTTCATCTGACTCTTCATCTGACTCTTGGTTACCACCTAATGATTCTTCTACATCACCTTCTTGTTCTTCTTTTTCATCGAAGTCTTGAGGAATTGCATCACCATCACCTTCTGAGGTTTCTACACTTTGTGCAGAAGTATCTGTTTGTGGTTGTAAATCTTCTAACTTAGATAAGTCATATAGATAGTCTGCCATCTTGACTACTTTTTCCCAAGTATCCATTTTGGTATCCATCATAGTTATAAGTTTTAACTCCTCTGGAGAGAAGTCAACCATAAGTTTATGACCAATTTTGAAATAAAGATTGATTCTATCTATGAATGCAAGTTTGTTTACATCATAGTCTTTAACCCCAAAGAAATCGAGGTCGACATGTAATTCTTTATATGCATCATAGAAGATTCTTCTAAGACCAGCATATTTGTTTTTGATATGTTTTTCAATTCTGATATCTTCTAAGACATTAAGATATCCTTTGTAAGTTGCACCTTTGTCACATATTGCATCATGCCATCCATCTGCTGGAGTGATAAGTGCATGTCCAACTTCGTGACCCATAAACAAGTCATAAAGTTGATTAGACATTTCATCCTTAAGTATAGGACAAACCAGTTTTCTAGTGTCTGGTTCGAAGTATGCAGTAGGGACTCTTTTGTGTTCTATTACTAAGTCCTCAGTTGCAAGTAACCTTGCAAGGGAGTCCTTCTGTGTTCTAAGTGTTTCGTTATTTGACCTCATGTATACATTATATAAAAAAGTGTACCTATGTGTCAACAAGATATCTCATTGACTGAATTGGCGTTCCCAGTAGGACTCGAACCTACAACCCTCGGTTTAGAAGACCGATGCTCTCTCCAGTTGAGCTATGAGAACTTAATTTAGTAGAATTATCTCCATTTGTTCTAGGGTAACACCCTATTCTATCACCGAGTCCTTCAAGTCTGGCCTTCCAGAATTTTATCTAGGTCAATAGGCAGTGACCATAATGTGACTTCGTTTTCGTCCAATCCCACCACTACTAATGGATTTCATGGAATCATTTCGAACTATGGGGATATCTGCTGGAGTCTTGTCATTTCACAGATTTTAAACGATATCCTCACTTCGTTCTTTCTCCTCTCAACCAACCTACCAACACAACGAGGAGTTCAATCACACGACAAGAGTATTATATGAAATTATGTACCTATGAGTCAATCTTTTTGACATTGTAGGTTTTTGCCCACCACTTACGAACTGGATGGGAATTTATACCTACATTTACTTTTGATGGTTCTGGATTTGCAACTAATCCTCTCCATTGACCAGTTGTCCCAGTATTTCCATGAGACTGTAATTCCATTTGGTCTGCTTCAGATGTATACCATATTGGTGAAGTATATCTATCTTCCTCACCATGAGCTGGATGTACACCATGAAAATGTTTCATACTTTCAAAAATTACACATGTTCCTTGTTCTGGTTTTAGGAGTGTACCATCTTCAAAATATGTTTCTCCACCTTCAAAGTTATCATTAAGATACAAGATGGATGCATAATCTGTAAAAGGAACTACATTAATTACTTCTTCTTCATTGGTCATATGTTCTAGTTCAGTTCCTTTTCTAGATTCAATCGGAACTTCATACAATGGTTTTGCCATAACATCAATATGCATATCTTGACCTTTACCTTGAGGCCACCACATAATTTCAGTTTGTTCTGGATATGCCATTTCACCATAGACTTTCCAGATTTCAGATATTGCTTTGTATTGATATTCTGCTAGAATTCTTTTGACATGAATATTACGAATACTGACCATAGGTATTCTACGACCATTGTATTGTTCAGCTGCATCATCGTGAGTTACTAAATTGAAATTAGTCTGATGATACTTTATCAGCTTCTGACACTGTTCCTTCGTTAGACAGTTTGGGATTTTTGCTATGATGTTCTTGGGCAAACTGTACGAATTGTTTTCTAATTCTTGCATATTCTTTTTCTCTTTTCTGTTTCTTTTTCATTGCTCTTTCTAATTTTAACCTAGAAAGATAATCAATAAACAGAATACCATTCAAGTGGTCTAACTCATGTTGAAGACATCTTGCAGTCATTCCACTAAATTCTAATTCTTTAACTTCACCAGTTTCATCTTGCCATCTGCATCTAACCCATGATGGTCTGGTAATATTTGCAAAGATACCTTCACAACCACCAGTAAGACATCCTTCTTCCATAACAACTGTATCTTCTGAAAACTCTAAAATTTCTGGATTTACAAAGAACATAGATTGTTCTTTATTTTGTCCTTTCATTACAAATGCACGATACTCATGACCAATTTGATTTGCAGCTAATCCAACTCCACCCTCTTCAAACATTCTATCAATCAGTTCTTCTTTTAATTTTATGGGGTCTATTGGTGGATTATCAAAATCAAAGAAAGGCATAGTCTTTCTCATTAATGGGTCACTTTTATGCAGTAATGTCATTACCAACTCCTATGTCTTCATACCAACCAGTCACAATCCATTTATCATTACTGATTGGTGGATTACCTCTATGTAAATGTGTAAACATAGAAGGCCAAACTACAAAGTCTCCTTTTCTTGGTTTAATTCTTATACCTTGGTGAAGAAATTCTAATTCACCACCCTCATCTACATCATTTAAAAATAATGCCCATGCTAAAACTCTTCTAGGTAAATCATTAGTCCATTCACAATGCCAAACATGATAACCTTGGCCAGGATGTGTATTTTGTATTTTTGCTTCATGAGCAACTGGATTATTTAAATGTGGAATTTTATCTGTATAGTTTCTAATTATATCAGTATTCAAAAATTTAAAAAACTCATTAAACTCATTTGTTAAACTAAGTTCCTTAATTATATACTTATCCATCCCCATACTCATATCTTCTTTTTCAAGAGTTGGTGTTCCACCTTCACCTTCTATTCTACTTCTTGCTCTCATTCCATTTTCTTGAGACCAGTTCCAGTAATCATGAAAGTGTTCTATATTACCTTCTTTAAAAAAGTTCCTGTAAACTGCAATGAAACTTGCAATCTCAACTACCTTTTCATCATTTTCCAAAGGTCTAGTAAGTTCATGTTCATCATGTCTAAGTTTCATATAGTCTCCTACTTACTGTTTACTATTCTACTAAAGTTTTTAACTTTTTCAAATGTCATTGTATGTCTAAATTTTTCAGTAAGTACATCACCTTTATGTGATATTATGAAGGTGTTTGTATCACCATCTAGAGTATGTAGTATCTTTAAAAACTCTTCTGTTCCACCTTCGTCTAATGAACTATCAAATACTTCGTCTAATACAAGTAAATTAGTATTAACAGAGTTCTTTAGTTTTGCAATTGCTCTCCATGTAAACAATAATGCAAGGTCAATTCTCATTTTTTCACCTTCACTAAAGTTTGCATATGAGAATGCATCACGATATCTAGATTTTATTGTTTCATTAAACCCCTCATCAAGATTAAACTGTACAAAGAAATCCATGGATGCAAGATATTTATTAATCAACTTATTCATAATAGGTAAGTACTGTCTTATGATTTTAGTTTTAATACCAGTATCTTGTAATAAAAACTGTGCAATGTCAAAGTAAGACCTCTTATCAATCAACTCTTCTTTCTGAGTATTATGATGTTTCAAAGTTTTTTGTTCTTTGTTTAACTTTGTACTATCATCGGTAACATTTTCAGTTCGTAATTTTTCTATCTCTGCATTTATTTTTGTGATGTATTGATTTGACGCAGAAATTTCATTCTGTTTTTGTGCAACTTGTCTGTTGAGAGTGTCGACCTTGCTTTGTATTTTCTCGATTTCTTGGATTCGTTCATTGATAGATACAATGTTGTTTGTAATTTCATTGATTCCTTTTTCGATTTCTGTAACTTTTTTTGATGTTGTTGATATCTTCTCTTGTTTAAAGTCGTCTTCCATATCTCTGTGACAGGTGGGACATTCGTCATTATCCTCATAGAATTGTATCTCCTTTGTACCTCTTGATTTTGCAAGGTCTAATTGTTTTTGCAATTCAAGAGTCTTGGTTAGTTTCTGTTTTATAGTTTCACTATCCGAAGATTCATTCTGTAATTCCTCAACATCCTTTAACAGTACATTACATTCTTCTTGTACAGTGTTAATGTTTGTTTGAGCCTGTTCAACACTTTCATTAAAACCTTCAATCTTCTGTCTACGATTATCACCAAGTGACTTGATGTGTTTTTTGTAGGTTTCGATTCTGTCTTCTGAAAGTCGGATTTCATAATCTAAATCATGAAGTTCACTTTTCAATGCAGTCATTCTTGTTTTTAATAAATTATTCATAACAGTAAAAATATTGATATCTAGGATATCTTCTATAATACCTCTTCTGTCATTTTGATTCATTTGCATGAATGGTGTGAAAGTTGAACTACCTAAAATAACTACTTGAGTAAATGTCTTATAGTTAAGTTTTAGGATTTGTTTCTCAAGTTGTTCTTGATAATCCCTCATGTTTGCATCTTGATTAATTATTCTATCATTCAAGAAAATTTCAAACACATTTGGTTTTGCACCACGAACAACTCGATACTGCTTTGACCCAATTGCAAACTCAACCTCGACAACCATCCCTCTTTGGTTGACTGAGTTTATGAGTGAGTTTTTGGATATCTTACGAAATCCTTTTCCAAATAATCCAAAACATAGTGCATCTAACATTGTAGATTTACCACTACCATTCTCCCCTAAGATTAGGGTTGCTTTGCGATTTTCTAAAAAGACTTCTGTAAATTGGTTACCAGTGGAAAGTAAATTTTTCCATCTAACTACTTTAAATTTTATCATCTATGCGTCAAGGGCCTCTGTATAAAGAGACCTAACTAAGTTTTCTAGTTTTGCTTTATCTCCAGTTATTTCCATTCCTTCAATATGTTTTGTTAATATAGTAAGAGTATCCTCTGCATCTGAAGCCATATCTTCATCTGACATGTCTCCTAAGTTTCCATGGTCTTCTACAACCTTGAAATCAATCACATCTGCTTTGTTTAGTTTTTCAATGAATAGGTCAAACCAATATGGATTTTCTTTATTCATTACGATAACTTTTACAAACATGTTTTTTAAATGTTCGAAGTCCATTGCAATTATTTCTTCTTGAGTTAATTTGGAATCATCATAAAAAACCTTTTCAAACATTCGAATAGGGTTTCTAATCTTTTTCATTTCTCTTGTATCTGTATCAAATATATGAAATGATTTAGGGTCACCATAATCTGACCAAGTAAATTCAAACTGAGAACCAAGGTAGGTAATATTGTTTAGTGTTGACCCAGTGTGAAAGTGACCAGTATATACATGTTCAAATCTTTTGAATGTATTCATTGATGTACCATGAGAAGAATAATAGCCAGGCATCATGATTGCACCTTCTATTTCTAAGTGACCCATTGCAATTGCAGATGTAGTCAATTCTATATGTTCCATTGTATCTTCTAAATTGTTTTTATGAATCCAAGGTATCAAAGTAATTAGACAACCATCATAGTCTTTAGTTATAGTATCTTGATAGATTGTAATATTATCATACTTTAATAATGCATCACATGAGTTTACCTCACTGGTGTTCTTATAGTAAAGGTCATGATTACCCAGAGTTAAGTCCATGGTCATTCCATTTTCTATAAGTGGGTCAATAAAGTGTTCTTTGTTTTTTTGTAAGGAAAGGAAATTGATTCCAGTTCTTTTATCAAAGTAATCACCTAAGTGAACAATATGTTTGATGTCATTTTCTTTACAATATGGAAAAAAGACTTCTTCATAAAATCTTCTTTGATATTCGTGAAAATGAACACTGTCGTTTCTGACACCAGCATGGGTGTCGTTTAATACTGCAAATTTCATATATTAGTTTGTCATTAAGCTGATGACCCAGAAGTTAAACATCATAAAAAGTAATGTTGAAAACTGGAGTACACTTGCAATTGCTACAAATGATAATGCTCTATCAGACCACCACTTAAGTTCTGTTTCTTGCCAATTTTTTATTTGTTCTGGAGTTGCGTCTTTGAGAGTGTTAGATTTATCTTCCATTATTTTTTATTTGTATTAAAATATTTTTCTACACCTACTGGTCGATTGTCTTTCTCTTTCTTTTTACCTCTAGGTTTGTAGTTTGGTTCTTCAAGGTTGTTTTGTAGGAATTCGACATATGAGTTATCGTAAACTGTATTGTCTCCTTCCATACTACTTACTGCATCGGTAAGAACACCACTATTCATGATTGCCTTATGTTTGATTGCAGCTTGTTTCTTTTCTTTTTGAATTCTTCTTAGGAATGCATAGTATATAATTTGGGTTATATAGGCAAATGCATTTTGCGATTTTTCTGGGTTGAAATTATTTATGTATTGTAAACAGTTTTCGATACCATCACAAATCATTTCATCTCTATATGAATAGTTAATGAAGTTTGGTTTTGTTGATAGTCTCGTTGCAATCTTATAGATACATTCTCCAATGTATTCTGATACCCTTGGTGGTTCAATTCCTTTTGCAACTGCATCCTTTACTGCTCTATTGTGTTCAGATATTGCAGCTGTAAACTCTTTATTATTTACATAATGTTCTGGTTTTGCTTTAGTCCTTTTAGTCATATATCTATTATCTCATTATATCGTTATTTGTCAAGTAAAAATAATTTATCTTTTTTGATAAAAAAGACTTGACAGAAGTTAAATCTCATGCTACCCTAGATATGTATCGTGGGAAACAAGAGAATACATATTAATGGAGTACCTTCTTATCTTCATAATCCATTAAGTCCAGTTCTTCTTCAAATGATAATTCTTCCTCTGGAAGGAGTCTGTCCTTCATTATCTCGGTCATTCGTGCAAGTGCATCTGCACCTTTATCTAATTCTTGTTTAGGGGACATTACATCCAATCCTACTTCGTCTCTAAGATGAACCCAATCTTTAATTGCTTTATCATAAAATGCAATGAATTCGTCACCGATAGTTGTTGTATAAACTATCTCAGAAGCTGCAATAACAATCTTGTTATCTTTAGTAAAAGGAACTAAAGGGGATAATTTAATAACTGAACCCTTACCTGTAACCGATGGTGAAAGACCAATGTTACATGGAAGTGTCATTTCTACTGTTCCATTTTCTTGTTGAACAGTTATCATTGAAACGATGTCTTCACCATTTCTTAGTTTTATGTATCTGTATTGGTTCATAGCTTTATTGCAAGTAGTAGTAAGATTGCGATTAATAATATATTAGACATGAAGATTCCTATTGCTAAAATTGTATGATACCATATCCATCTTGTTTTGTATGCATTATCAATAGTCACTTCTTCTGGGTCTGGACTCTTCCAAGTATCTTCTGGTTTCTGACCCCATAATATATCATACCATTTCAAAACTTTACCTCATGTATTGTATATTTAAATTTTTCTTTACTATATGTATTTATTCGTTCTTTAAAGTGTCTAAGAGTATAATTCTCTTTCTTTTTATAACTTAAGTCATCTGCAATATCAAAAAGAGTTGCATTGACTTTATCTTTACTTGTTCTCAGAACCCTACCAATTGATTGTAATACACGAATCTTAGATTTACTAGGACTTGCAAACACAATGTTGTGTAGGTTCTTAATATTTATACCTGTAGAAAAAGTACCATATGATGCAATGATTACACATCCTTCTTCCTTTTCCATCAACTCTCTGACCTTTTCTCTATTGATTGTATCTGTTCCACCATAGATAAAAAACGATTTAATACCAGATTTTTGAAATGTCTCGTATATTTTCCTACCATGTTTATCTACATATTGAAATAGTATTAATGTATTTCCTTTCTGACCTAATGTAAGGTTCTTTATAAATTGTGTTCGTTTTTCATTACCAGCAAGGAATTCCATTTCTCTAGGATAATCCATAGATACAACTTCTTTAGATACCTCTGGTGGATATTTTAATACTAAACATTGTATATCTAACTCTGCAAGGATACCTTCATCCATAAGGTCTGCACTAGTAGTCACATAATGTGTAGGGCCAAACAAACCTTCTAGTACTAACTTATGTGTTTGAGTATCATCTAATGTACCAGTTAATCCCCACCTATGACCAATATCTTTCATCTTCTCCATAATACCAGTAAGTACTTTTGCTTTGAATAAGTGTGCTTCATCACCAAACACTGCACCAAAACCATCGTAGAACGATTTCGGCATTTTGGATAGGGTCTGCCAAGTAGTTACTACTATATCGGTATCTCCTACCTTTGCACCACCATACATCTTATCAATAGGTCTATCATACCCATAATCTGCAAAGTCTTTTGACATTTGTTCTACTAGTGATGTTGTAGGTACGATTACCAACACTCTCTTTTTATGCATAGATATGAAATGTCTTGCAATACAATATATGATTGCAGACTTACCACTTGCAGTTGGAGATACTAACAATTGTCTTCTATATTTAATACCTCTTGTTACTGCATCCACTTGATAGTCTCTCAAAGGAAATCCCATGTTTAATCCATCGGTAAAGTCTGGATATTCTATATCAGTTTCCCACTGATAACCTTCCATGTTGTAGTCTCGGTCTTTTGCAAATTGTTCTAGTGCATAGTATAAACCAACATACAACTTACCAGTAGTTTGTGCAAATAGTCTTATATTACCATCCCAATACTTATTTCGTACACCCTCTCCTCCCTCTCTCCTTCCTCTCTCTTCCCT